TCTTTGGTTATAGGTCTTTTCTCTGCGCCCCTAAAAGCGAAGCCATATCGGAACATCAAAGGCTTTTCGGATGCCTCAACAACTTCCCGTGCCTTGGCTCTGTCCAAGGTACCTTTATAGAATGACATTTCTAACATTTTGTGTTACCTCCATATTACAACGTGTTACATACCGTTACAATGTAACGGATTAGATTAAAATACTCTCAATCAATCGGCGGTTTCCTGGTGTAACCTCTCCGCCGTAGTTGGAAACGGTCAGAATCAGGTCAATAGCCGTTCTCAATCCTCGAAGCTCGGCAGATACCCGGCTGCGCTCGTTGTGGTAGTTCTTCAATGCCTCACGCTGGATAGGAAGCTCAATAGAAAGCTCAAAGCGTGTGCGGCGCGGTGTGGATGGGTTGTTATAGGTGCGATCCATCGCATCAATGGCAGCCATGCGGCGATCCTCTTCAATGCTCATACGCTTTTCTGTTGCTTCAAGGCTTGACACCTTGGCCTGCAGTAACTCAAAACTGCTCATACCGTTCTCAATTCTCAATGCTGTATTATTCATGGTTTCTTATCCTCCTAAACTCAATATGTTATGCTGTGACTACTTCATAATTTGCCGGGATTCTGGTTGCTGGCATATAACGGCCGGATGATTGGCAGAACCAGAAAGGGCGTTTGAACTGATACGCCGCGTCGTGCTTCAATAGTTCGATGCTTTCCCCGGTGTGGAGAGTAAAGCGGATCACTGTGCCGACAGGTAAATTTTTCAATGCGTGCGGATCTTTCTTTGCTTCAATGTTCTTTCTGCATCTCTCGCGCCAGCTATTGGCATATTCTGAATCAGTAGGGGAGAGAAGAGAGAGAATCGAAGCCGGGCAATGATCTTCACAAGGCCCCATGCTTTCCTCCATCGTCTTAACTCCAAAGTTGAAATAATCCCGGTTGTTTGTGTGCGTCAATGCAACGGCGGCGAATGTCTCAACCTCTCCGGTGCTCAATACGGTTGCTTTTACTGCGGCGTAATATGTAGCCCCGACCATGCAAGAGCGGACAACCTCATATTTTTTCGTGTCGTTCTGCCAGGTGTAAAGCTCGTCAATTTCTGCCTTTTTGTCAATAGCTCCGGTTCTGGTGTAGTGTGTTGCGTGTGTATAATCCCATCCCATGATATAAACCTCCTTAATCTCTTACCGGCTCGCATTGTAAACAATGGTTTTTGCTAAAGGTTATCAATGCTTTTTTCGTGCCGTTCTCATGCTTGAAATTTTCAAAAAACTTTATCAATGTATCAAACTTGTAATAGTGCAAGCCTATTTCTGAATACTCAATATAGCGGCGATCCGTTATATAGGTTCCTTGGTTGTCGGTGTACTTCTTAAAAAAACGCAGCTTTTCTATATATTCATCAATATTTACTGTTTGCCCCTCTTGCAGATGTTCCAATACTGCGGAGCGGTTCAGATATTTATAAGCCATCCTAAAGTCTCCGATCTCTCAATATATCCGGCGGAGCCGGGGCGGATGATCCGCCGCCGTCCGCCTTACTCTGCGCAATGATCCAACTTATCTTTTATATCTTCAATATCTGAATTGATGCGCTCAATACTTGCATAACGCTTGCTGTTTATTTTTTCTTTGAATGTCTCAAAGTAAGAAAGAGCATAAGAAAAATAATTCATCTTGTTAGACACGCCACGCGCCGCGGTTGCGTCCTGACAATTCAAAACGGCGTTAGATAATAAAATTCTAGTTGCGTCAATGCGTTTCTGCAGTTCGGCTATCTCATTTGTATAGTCGGCGTTGTCTGCCTCTGCCTGTTTTCTGGTCCGTCTCAATGTTTCTGCTCTCTCCATCAA